AACACAGCCTTGATGCCCACCTCGGCGATGAACCCTGTGGGGTCAAATCCCTGTGCCTCAATCTTGCCCATAAGGTTTGAAATATCAATCCCTAGGTCAACCCCTGTGCCCTGTGCGACAACGTTGTTCCTTGCCAAAGCGGTAGGGACAATCCCTGTTTCCCAAGAAGCAGGTCTCCCCTGTCCCCAAATAATAGCCTCATCAATCCGCTTGCCAAACGCTTCCACAATGCGTGGTCTTAGCTCCGCCCAAATGTCGTAATCGGCGTCTGCAAGAACATCTTCCGCAATCGGTAGAATAATCGCAATCGGCTCGGCGACAATCTTTTTCTTCGCCCACTTCGCATCACCTGTGGCTTTTAATCCAGGGACACTCTCGTCGGGCGTGTAAGTCCCGTCAGCGTCAGCTCCATAGGTTAGATCATCATAAACAACACCGCTGGTGAACTGTGCATCAACTAGGCTGTCAAGAACCGTCATCTCTGCTGTCCTGCTGGACATATCGGGGAGCCTTTGGAATTGGCTCAACGCTACGCTTTCCTCTGCAACACCGTCAATAATCTCTTTGAGAGTTTGAACTGGAATCAATGGGAGAGCATCTTTTTCTGAAATCATCTTAGACATAATTTACCTCATTCCTCGTAAAATCTTGTTCATATCGACTGTTTCGCCTGTAGCACCCTCTGGGGTTCTGCCCTTTAGCTTCGAGTCGACCTCTGCCTGCACCGCTTCTCTGAATGCGGTTTCAAACAGCTTTATCTTTTCGAGCGTATCCTCTGCGGTTTCGCCCAATAAAATCTTGGCAAAGCCGACTGGAAGTTTCCGCTTATTCAGCTCGTCTACAGCTTCGAGTTGCAACTCTCTAACTGTAAGCTCCCTGTCTTTCTTAGCCAATTCTTCGGCTCTCAACCTATCCTCTTCGGCTTTCTTCTCGTCTGCCGAGAGTTTAGCAAGCCTTTCCGCTTCCGTCTTGGCTTTCTCCAACTTGCCTGTCCATTCCTTCTCCCACTTGCTTTTAGCGGTGTTCAAGGCTTCCTGTACACGCTTGTCGGCTTCGCTTTGGAGTTTCTTATCAAGCTCCTCTTGGGTAAATGTAAGCACCTCTTGGTTCTGCTCTTCGACAGCCCCCTTAGTTTCTTTTTCACTCATAACATACGCTCCACTTCTTTAATGTCCTCAAGCCTATCTACAGCTTGGGTCCGTTCGACCTGTACAAAATGTACTGGATATTTCATAGAGAGGAACCGAGTAATCTCAATATCCTCCCAAACCTCGCCTTCCCCGAACCGTCTTAATTCCGCTCCGTTGAAAGCATATATCCCAATATGCTGATAAACCTCTCGGCTCATCGCTTGTTGGTCTGGTATTACTTTAACACAATTCTTGTTATTGTCAAGGTTGGCTATTCCTGTCACGACCTTATCGGGGTTCGCAATCTTCGCCTCTACAATCGCCCGAACGGTATCCTCGCTGATGAGCGGTTCATCGCCCTGAACATTTACATAGATATCCGCTTCGATACTCTCGGCGACCTCGACCAATCTATCGGTTCCACAGCTCGCCTCTCTCTGCGTCACAAAAACATCATAGCCTGCCCTCGTCACGACCTCGGCAATCGGAACATTCGGGGTCGCTACAATTTTCTCATAGCTCGGTAATGCATCTAACACCCTAAGCACCATCTCCCGACCTGCTATTTTATACAGCGGTTTATTCGGAAACCTCGTGCTTTCTAATCTAGCGGGTACGACAACTAACACTCTCATCTATAATCCCCTTCAACACGCTATCGAAAATCAGCCTGTTATCTCGCCTTTGTAGCACCTTCAAAAAGTGCAACTGAGCCTCGGCATCGTGCCACCGCTCGTTCACCTTATCCGCCCTCTCTCCCTCCCGAATGTCACCATATCCCTTGTAGACCCCCGAGCGGTAGAAGTCGAAACCTAGAACATGCAAGCTCTTCAATTGGCTCTGCAAAAGGTGAGCAATCGCACTCACGCCTGTGTTCGGTGCAAGCCTGCCGACCTCTTTACGAACCTTGAAGAAAAACTCATGGTCCATCGCTGTCCATTTACGACCCTGCAAGAACGGTCCCACCGCCCTAATTCTACTGCTCCTCGACTCATGCCTTGAAACAACCCATTCACAATCCCAACTCTCGACCTCCTCCTGCGTCACCGTCAGCTTGCCATCGGCGTTGTGGTTTCTCCTCGACAGAATATGATACAACACCGTTGTCCTAGAGCCATAATCCTCGGGCAACGCAATCGGCAAAGCGTGGTTGACTCTAACAATTACATCAAAGCTGTCGATATATTCCCCTAACCCCTGCCCGACCATATAGCCTGCTGGACCCACGATTACCACATTCTTCCCGACAAGCTCGTCTAAATATTCAGACTCGCCCCACATTCCGAAAGGCAAACCCTTCCGCATTTGGCGTTCTGCTAATGTCCCGATGATTTCAGCCATGTCATCAGCTCCTCAAATTGGTCAAAAGTTATGCTCTGTGCCGAGTCGGTCAAAGCCATCTCGGGGTTGTCGTGGACCTCTATTAGAAGCCCATCAGCCCCTGCACTCATCGCCCCCTTAGCCACAGGCACGACCAAATCCCTCCGCCCTACTGCGTGAGAGGGGTCAGCAATTATCGGAAGGTCGCACAACTGCTTCACCGCTGGAATACACGACAAATCAAAGGTGTTCCTCGTGTAATTCTCAAAGGTCCTTATCCCTCGTTCGCAAAGAATGACATTCTCGTTGCCTTCGCAAATGATATAATCGGCGTACATCACGAACTCATCAATCGTCGTCGCCATTCCCCTTTTCAGAATTACAGGCTTATCCTGTCTGCCGAACTCTCGGAGCAGCTCACTTGCGGTCTGGTTCCTCGTGCCAATCTGGAATATGTCCACATAATCGTAAAGGACCTCTATCTGCTTAGGGCTCATCGCTTCCGACACAAAGGGTAGTCCCGTAACCCTCTTGGCTTCCACCACGAACTCTAAACCCTCCACCCCTAGTCCGTTGAACCTGTGGGGGCTGGAACGAGGCTTAAATATACCACCCCGAAGGTGGGTTGCACCTTGCGACTTAACAAACTTGGCAATCTCAATAAAGTTCTCACCCTCTACCGAACAGGGTCCTGCTATAATCATTTTTCCACCTTTACCCTTCCTGCAACAATATCAACACGCTTTTTGATTTCTTCCCAATCCAACACACCATTTTTTGTAGGAACCCCAATTGCTAAGTCGTCAATATATGCGTGAGCAAACGCTTTAGCACTTGTTGTCCATACGCTTTGGGTAGGATTTTCGTTAACACCAAAGAACTTAACACCATTCTTTGTGCAGTATGCTAGAGCCTCCTCTAGATATTCGCAACTTCGCATTGTCCATAATATCAACTTGTATCCCTTAGCTTGCCATTCTTTCATTGTTTCAATCGCTAGCGGGATTGGCTTGCCAATGTAGGGGAAATTATGCTCAACGATCGTTCCGTCAAAGTCTATTGCTATAATCATTGTTTCTCCTTCGCCCACTCTTGGTAGGTTCTATACTCTCTAATTCCACCCTTCTCCCTGCGGAGCTCGGGCATCTCATCAATGACATAAATATAGGTGCACCGACAATTTATATTCTGGTCGTAGTTGTCAAGAAGTCCAGGGGCTTCCCCCCTCGAACCATCGGGCAAAGTGAAAATCCCTTCATCGTCTGCTTCAACCCCATCCATCATTTGGTGGTCGGGTCGGGTTCGTGAGTCCAATGTCGACACCCACACCTTCTTGCCCTTCACCCCTTTGCTCTCGGCATATTCGGTGCTGTCTAGCTGTGCTATGCTCTGAACCTTATGAGCTTCGGTTCTCACAATCCGCAAAGCATAACGATTAACGTTGCCCTCCAGGGTTCCCTGTAGCTGTTTAGCCATATCTCGGTAACTGTCGCCCCGAATTAACCCTCTAGTAACGGTCTGGTTCACTTGGTCGATTACATAATTCCTGTTGGTCTTTAAGGCGTCTATAACCTTATGTCCATTGACTGGGTTATTTATCGCTTCGACAATCGCCCTCTGCGGTGGCATCGCCCAGCTAAAATTGGCATTGTTCTCTAAAGCATAGCCTAAAATGTTATAAGCGTTGGTATAGATATCCTCTAGCCCCTTCTCCGCTATCCCCTCCAGCCTTTTATTAAGCTCAAAGATGATAACCTTCAACTCCGCCTGCAATTTCTCCAACCGTTTATACTTCGCCATCTCTTGGTAGGTCATTGGATATTTGGCATAAAACTCCGCCATAGTTGCTCTGATTTCCTTCAACGCTCCTGCGTACTCTTTGGCAATCTGTTTCTCTAGTTGAGGTGTTAGCTTGTCAACGAAACGCTGACCGTTTTGGTAGTCGACCTTAAAGCTCATCGGGCTCCTCAAAATCAGACAGCCTGAATGTTCCCTGTGCCCCTATCTTCTCCATCTCGTTGCTCGGGTCGTCTATGTACGGAATAATCGACAACAAGGTGTCGTCTGAAATTATCCCCTTGAGCATGCTCGCAATCTGCACTTGCTCAAGTTCATTCTGCGGTAGGTTGCGGTGGAACTGAATGTCAATCTCTCGCCAATCGTAGTTCGCACCCTTCAAATTAAGCACGTTGCAAATAAGCTCGATCCTTCTTTGCAACGCTCTCTTGAACTTCCGCTCCTTGACGCTTGCGTTCCACTCTAGCCCTAGAAGTTTATACCTCAAAGCCACTCCGCTTGCGTTACCTGCAAAGCTCTCGTCTGTCAAATTAGGAGTCTGCGAGAAACGGTGTATATCCTCTGCGAGCCTTCTCTTGAAGTTCTCATGAGCACTATCTTGAACATCTTTCAACAGCCACTTGGCGTCACCTGCGTCATCTATCAACATGGTCCTCGACAGCTTCATGTTCTCGATGTCTTCGGGCTGTGTGCTCGATAGGTTCTTGAGCACCAAATAGGCGTCTGAGAAATATTCAAAGTCATTCGCAATATTCGACTGCGCTTTGTCATAAGCGTCAATCAACGTCATTACTCGCTCGAAATCGCCAATCCTATCATCATTATTCGGGAACTCAATTACAGGCACGTCGCCGATATAATGAAAATACCTCTCGATCTCTTTGCCCTTCTCGTACTTGATAACCTCGTCTTTGGTGTAAACCTCAAGGTGCTCAACATTGTCCCTCTGCCACCTGCGGATCGCCCTCAACGGCT